TTTTTGTTAATTGATTTTTTAACTTCATTGACAGGTTCAGCAATTACTTTCTTTCCCCTTTTCAATATGGTTCTTCCAGTTGCTTCTTCAAGCTTTTTAATATCTTCATCACTCATGTGATTTCCGAGTTTTATTCCACCTTTAATTGTTGGCATTTTCTTTTTTCCTCCATTTAATTAATAAAAAAAAAGTAATAAAAAATTTATTATGTTTAAGCTACTGCTGCAGCTCCACCAAGTCCTAGTACGTACCATCCACCAGTTGCGGAATATACTAAGTCACAACTATCCCCTAAATTTGTCAGAGTAATTGTTGTTCCACCAGCTAAAGTAGTTGGGGTTATTACTGCGGTATCTCCACCTGCACCTTCAGCAACGTAAAGAACACAAAGTCTTTGACCTGCAGTTCCGTTAGCTAAAGTTAAAGCATCGCCAGTTCCAGTAGTTGTTACTTGATGTATTTGTCCAGTAACTGCCACCGCACCTGCTCCAGAAGTTGCAGTTATAGCTCCAGTTCCCCCTTGAATTAAAGTTCCACCAACAGTTGCTCCACCAGTTAAAGTTGACAATCCAGTTGCTCCAAAAGTACCGCCAACACTTGTGTTACCAGTTGCACCAGCTACAGTAAAAGCAGTAGTGTTAATAGTTATATCAGAAGTTGCACTTCCTAATAAGTCAGAACCAGCACCTAAACTAACATTACCATCTGAAGTAAGAACCCCAGTTACCAATAATGTTTCGTCAAAAACTACTGCTCCAGCATCAACTTTTAACGCTTCAACATTTGTTCCAGTACAATTAATGTAAAGCCCGTAAGCTCCAGCAGTTCCTGCACCTGTCGACTGCTCGATAGCAACAACATTACTTGTCGAACTTAAACTTCCAATACTCGTGAATCTTGCTAAGTCGTTTCCTGCAGTTTGCGCTCCAGTTCCAGAAACAATAAAACCATCAGCCGTTCCTGCATAAGTTTGAGTATAGTCTCCAGTAACAGTCAACGTATCTGTTGCTGCATTACCAAAAGTAAAATCTCCTTGTATTGTAACACTTTGCTTAAATGTCCAATCTCTGTCTTCTAATTGTGATATTCCATATGCCATTTTCTTTTTCCTCCATCACGATAAAGTAAACCGTGGTAAACTTGTTTTAAAATAAAAAAATAAAAAAATATTTGGTATCAACTTTATACTTTTGCAGTTTGACATAACACATAGATGCTTCTAGCTTCATTGTCAGTTCCACCACTTGGTAGAATAACAGTTCCAGCTGCACTAACGGTTGCCGTTAGTAAACCATCTGTTGCGTTTTCAACGGAACAATTGTAAATGTTCCCTGCGTCACATACTGTTGATAAGTCAACTGTGTCTGCTTGGTCTGCTGTTGCAGGTGTTAAAACCTTAACAACATTAAAACCTGCTCCTTGAGCCTCTACAGTTACAGTACAATTTCCGATTGCTATTGCTGCCATTTTTCATTTCCTCCTTATACCATACCGTAACGCTGTACCATAGCTGCTTCAAAGTTAACAACTAGTGTTCCATACCACTTGATGTAGTACTTCTGGGAATCGTTTAGGTTAGGCATTTCTACAAAGGTGTAGTCCTGTTGAACAGCTAGGAATAAGTATCTTGTATCAAGATAAATAAGTCTTCTAGTGTTTGCAGTTGTTGGCATGTATCTATCCTTAATGAATAATACTCCGTCAAACTCGAAAGCGTCAGGAATACCGAAATCCATTTGAGCACTAGGTGCTGAAACATTTCTCTGGAAGTCCATTAACAAACCTTTAATGTAGTTAAAAGTGTCTGCGTCTGTAACAACTAAATCAATTATACCATTAGCGTTGAAACTTGTTGCTAGGTCTGCACGAATTTGTGCAAGTGTTGGTCTAGTGCTAGAGTTGTCAGTTGTGTTAGTAGTAATCGTTTGGATTAATCCCATAAAACCATTAGGGTCTGTCCCTGTGTTTCCATTGATTAATTCATTCTCTAACTTCTCATTCATACTAGCTGTTTTAACACGTACATCTTCAGCCATTAAATTAATGATTGTTTCTCCAGCCATAGCAGGACCAGTAATTCTACCAACCGCGTAAAGATAACTCATTGTTGCAGTTCCAGTACTTCTAGTGTCTACTTGTTCGCTTAAAGAAGAATCTTCAGCTAAAAACTGTGCTCCAGCTTTAGCGGATATAATGTTGTAAACATAACTTCTTCCTCTAATTGCCTTTCTTGGTAGTAATCTTACCAAAGGTGTTTCTCTTACTGTCCTATCCACGATGGAAGGGTCAACAAAAGGTGGTAGCATTGAATATCCTGTATAAGTTCCACCAACGGTTGAACTCATGCTAGGAGCTTTTGATACCATATTTTTTTGTAGAGCTTTGCCCATGCTTTCTAGTGCTTTATCACAAGCTTGTTTTCCAGCACGAAGTCCTGGATAGTAAGTTTGTTCTTCTGCTATTCCAGCTTTACTGAAACAGTTCTCGAAAACACCACTAGCTTCGGCTCCACTCATATTATATGCTCCGAATGTCATTTTCTATTTTCCTCCTACTTATTTGTATTTTAAAGCTAATTGTTTCTCTATTGTAAATGGAGAATCTTCAACTTCAACTTCTACTCCTGGAGCTTCTACTTGAGCTTTCAGGATTGCTTTTTCTTTTAATTCTTTTAATTCTTTTTGCAACTTAGCATTTGCTGCTTTTGCCGCGTCTACTTCTGCTTGAAGGTCTTCCTTAGGCTCTTCCACAGGCTTTTCTTCCTCAACTGGTTTTTCTTCAGCTGGAGCTTCTTCCTTTGGAGCTTCCTCAACAGGAGCAACTTCTTCCTTAGGTTTCTCTTCGACAGGAGCTTCTTTTACAATTTCATCTGCCATTGTATTTTCCTCCTTACTTTTTTTAGTACTATAACTCTTGTTAGAATAATCATACCCAAATCTATCTTTTAATTCTTGAATGGCCGCATCTCTTTCGTTTTTTAAATCTGAATTGCCTTCCATTTCTTCAATAGACTCAATTAGTTCTTTGCCTTCAGGGTCATTTAAAACTTGAGTTAATGTTGGTTTTTCTGCTGTTCTGTGACCTCTCCTACCACTTCCAGGTCCGCCTTTATCAATATCAAACTCTTTCGCAATCGCGCTAAAACTTGCGTTGCGGTTAGATTGAATAGGAACTATTGTGGCCTCGACTATCTCTGCTTTTTTAAAGCCTGTTCTCATTACACCATCAATTTCTTTTTCTATTTGCTCGTGTGGTATTGCACCAATGCTTATCCCAACACCCATTCCATGCTCTAAACTTTCCTCAACTTGCTTCTTAATCTGTGCAGCTAAAGGGTTAGCATCTTTACTAAAAAAGAAAGGATTAGCAGTTAAAGCGTATTTGTTACCTTTACGAACTAATTTCTTATTTTTCCAACCACCAACAAACTTCTCCATCTTGTTCTCGTGATTAGCCAACATCGGTAAAGGACTTCGGTCCATCGCCCAGTCCTCTAATAATTCTTTACACATAAATTCTTCATCACGGTCTAAACTCGTGTCTGAAAGGATTCCTAGAAATTCGCCACCAGCAGTCTTGGTTACTGGCATCCACATCTTTATTCTTTTTTCCATCTTCATTCCTCATAATGCATTAAAGTATTTAAATAATATTCAATCATCAAACACAAACTCAATAACTGACCTGCAATTAGGGTGTGCAGGTGGAGTAGTGAACTCGTAATATTTTCCGTCAACTGTTACTTTAAACGTGTCATCTAAACCAACAACTTCCCGATCTAGCTTAATACAGACATGGCTCGTTCTGTCGTCTTCAAACGAGTTCCATCGCTTCTTACCTTTCAAGCCACTGTCTTTGTACGCTGCTAGTTTTCCTTGATTAACAAAGCGATTACTTTCAGTTCGAGCAATACGCATAGCTCTCCCCTCAGTTACTTCGCCCGTCACCCTTTTTCCACCTTTATACTGGACCATTAAATCTTTAACTTCATCTTTAACTTTTGTGAGAGTTGTTTGGTCGGTTATGCCTTTTGCAACTCTTTCCCTAATTTGTTCTTGTAAATCTGACGCTACACCTTTCAATCCACTCCACGGCTTTCCATCAACGTAAAAACCGTCAAGCTGTCTTTGAGTTAGTGACTCGGTTTGCTGCTCGAAATTAATTCCAACACCCACGTCAATGCCTAACTCTTTCTCAGCTAGTTCAGTACCTTGTTTTAAAGTAGCTGTCACGACAGCTTTTAGTTGAGTGAAGAAACCTGCAGTGTTTACAGTATTAAAAAGACGCATTAAGAACTCTCCGAAAGTTTTCTCAATGCGGTCTTTGTTTGGGTTTTTGTGTATAAACTCGTCAGAAAGAGTAGAATCTAGGAAACTATTAATTTCTTTTTCCCATTTAATGAATTTTTGTTTTAAGAAGTCTGCGTAGTCTTTCGCGTCTTCTTGTACTATTGGCTCTGCTTCTTTATTTATAAAGGGAGTAATATTTTTTTTTGAGTCTCGTTCTTCTTTCTTGTCATCACGGTCTTCTTTATTATCATCACGAGCGTCTTCTTTTTCTTCAGGTTGGTTTTCCATGAAACGGTCCTGCATAAACATACTCATAGGCTGGTCTCCCCACTCCACAGGGTCAAGCCCTTCACCAGCTCTCATCTCATTAATAGTAATCACTCCAGCATTAAGCTTAGCCATTTGCTGGTCATGCTCAATCTTTTCAGTAGCGTCATCTTTAGGGAAGAATTTAAACATAATATCATCACTGCCAGTAAGTTCTGGAATAATCTCTCGGTTAATCTTCTCCTCAATCAGTACAAGATATGGTTTAATTGCGTTTTTAACACTAACTCGTTCTTGACTCTCACCCGTACTTCGGTTACTATTCTCGTAAAAACCAACCTCTTGAGGGCTTAAACCATAAGCCGCAAATATCGTGTGAAAATACCACTTCTGTCCTTCTAACCATTCCATGTCTTTATTATTCATAGCCAAAGGCGTAAAACTTGCATCCGCGTTATGAAACACTAACTTGTGAGGTTTACCCTGCACTTGCTGTTTCCAATTAGTCTGGAATCTCTCCAAGTTATCCAGTTCAGTAGGAATACTAACTATTCCATCTGGTACTGCATTATTTTTAAAGAACTCCTTATTAAAACGGGTTGATTGAATCATTAATTCAACTTCTTGCTGAATACTCTGCAAAGGACTCCAGCCATAAGGGTAATGGTCCGTGTTACTTCCTACCTTACCGTAAATTATTTCATCAGGCTCAAACAGTAACGGCTTCATTTGCGGATTCTGAAAACTGTATTGGTAAAACCCTTCAATTATTCCATACTTATCAGTTTTAAACAAGAATTTTGCTCCATCATAAGCAAACAACTCCTTCAACTCACCAGATGCGTTACGACCTTTAACAATAACACCAGCGTCAAGGTCTAGAACGTCATCCATGAACATACCCCATAACTCCCAGAAAGTCTGCTTGTTACGATTAGGGTATTTTAAGAAAGTCTTAGTTTTTTTAATAGCTTCAGAATAATCAGTTTCATCTTCTTCATCAGTAGCAATAACATCCCATTCAATACTCATAATCTGCTTTTTAATCGCAGCCTTAACCATCTGCACGTAAGGGCTTTTAGCATACTGCCTAAGCTCTATCAAGTTAGTCTTTCTTGGAATGCCTAGTTTTGCAGTCCAAAACCAAGTAGGCATTAATGCAAGATTTTCGTCCTTCGCTTGTTCGGAAGCGTTGAACACTCTGACTTCTTTTGTTAAAGATGCTCGAACACCTTTATACCAATTAATGAATCCCATGATTATAAACCCGTTTGGAAGAAAGGGTTAACAAACTTCCATTGGGGAAAAGAGGTGATTTTCTGACAACTTCCTAAAAAGTAGCCAAATCAGAAGTAATAAAACGCGTTAAAGTATTTAAATAATATTATAATTAGCCCATAAAGAACGCATAATTCCTTCCACGTAACCCATTCGCAGCACAAGCCAACGCATCCACGAAATCATCATGACCACCTTCCGAGTGATGTAATTTTATATGACCGCTTGGTGTTGTCTCATATCTAAAATCCTTTAGTTCAAACACTAATGTTTTATGGTTTGGAAATATTAAATCCCCCTGTTCCATCCGCACCTTTAAATTACTAAAAATATCTTCTTTATTCTTCATTGTAAAGTCAACACCAACTACAGTATCAGTTGAGGCTGTCTGCTGTCTGTAGTTGGTTAGTTGAACTTTACTTTTGGGAGGATTTAAGTCTCTGGCCAATACATCCACTACACCAGCACCCAGGCCTGTCTGGTCACATATAATCTTATTAAACTTAAACTTTTGATGCAAATACTTAATGTAATCTATGGCTTCATCCATAGTATTCTTCTTTAATTCCTTAATCAATATTACTTTATTTGGTTTACCTATTTCAATAACAACAAATACGCTGCTGTCTTGCCCTAGCCTTGCCAAGTCAGCCCCTAACACATAATTCTTTCCTGCAGCAATAACAGCAGTATCAGTGATTAAGTTATAATCACTAATGCAGCGTTCAACTAGCGCGTAGTTAAAATAAGCATCCTCGTCAGCTATAAACTTACTTTCGTACTCTGTGTCAAATTCTAAACTGCTTAATTGCATTCGCTGTTCATCAATAAACTCTTGTGTGAAATGCCCAACTTTAACCGCATCCTTCCAGGTGTAATGATGGCTTTCATAATTATCATCTTCTTGAAAACTTCGGTAGAAATGGTTCATACCAAACGGTGTGCTAATCTTAATGATTTTACCTTTGGTTGATGCAACATAAGGAATTAGAACTTGATTGACAATACTGTCTTTTATGTATGCTGCTTCTTCTAGTATTAGAACGTGGGCGGTGAAACCTCGTATGTTTTTTCCATCATCACCTGTTGGGAACGCACTAATTCTGCTCCCGTTTTTCATAATCATTTCTCGTTGTGTACTGGACATTACTTCCATTCCAACGGATGCGTTTTCGATAAAGTTTCTTATCTTCGCAAACAACTCTCCTGCCTGTCTGTCCGTTGGTCCAACAATAATTATATGACGGTTGGGTTCTCGTAGTGCCTCCATAACAGACAATATACTGATAGTCATGCTCTTTCCTGTTTGACGACAGAAAGCTCCACAAACTCTTTGCTTTGTTAAACAGTCTTGTAAAAATTTTAGTTGATAACAATATAATTTCACCCCAAAAAAATCATGTACTATCTTCTTCGTCCTGAAGGTCTTCTTCTGTAATTCTGCAGCCATTTATTACCTCATTCCAATCAATATGATGATGAACGTTTTCAGTTTTTATTTTATCTCCATGATGGGCTTTATGCAGGTCAATAAGTGACCGTGCCACGTTATTCATTTGTGTAGCGTTATTACATTTATTCTTAATTGATTCTATATACAATAAAATATCTAACACGCTACTGTCTGGTTGTTCCATCCAGTCAACAAGTCGCTTATAGTTTTCGTTAGTTAGGCCTTTCTTTTTTAGGAATCGTAATCGTTGAGCGTAACTTTTTTTTGGGCTTCGGCTTAAACCGCCTTTTCTGGCTATTGCTATTCGTTCTGCTTTGGGTCTGTCTCCTAGGCTTATTAAGTTTTCATCATTCACCTGTCTTCACCGCCTCCTTTCCTGTTAGCTTCTCCCACCTCTCAATTATAACTGAGCAGTATTTGGGGTCGAGTTCCATCATGTAACATTTGCGGTTAAGTTGTTCACAAGCAATTAAGGTTGAACCACTCCCACCAAACAAATCAACAATATATGTTAATATTTTTTTAGTATCTATTCGGTTTATAATTTTAATTAGTAGCTCTAGAGGTTTTTGTGTTGGATGTATTCTTTTTTTAGTATCTTGTGTTCCCAGACCAATTATTCCTCTCCAAGGAACTCTTATTATTTTTCTTGAATGTTTATTCTTTGACCAACACAATTCAAACTCAGATAATGTAAAATCAAATTCTTTTCCTTGCTCTTTTTTGTCCCACACAAACCAACTCCCTTCCTTTCTTCGTGGTAATAATTCGGCAAAGTAATCTGCTCCAAACAATATTATTTCTTTACAATATGAAAAGTTGTTAAATATGTTTAAAATAAGTTCCTTAGTGAAATCTTCATTATCTCCTATAACTTTTGAATAATTTTTATTTGATTTAAAAATTCCATGTTGGCCCATACCTTCTCCAAAATTAGTATCTAAATTCATTCCGTATGGTGGGTCTGTGAAAACCATATCAGCTTTCTTTCCATCCATTAAAATATCAATATTTTCCTTAACTGTGCTATCTCCACACATGAGGCGATGATTGCCTAATGCGTACACGTCCCCTTTATTAACTATATATTCTGGTTCTTTTTCTAAATCAGGAACGAAATCATCTTCCTTAACTTCAACATTAGATTCTCCACCTTCATAATCTGCAGGGTCAAAACCAGTTAAGTCTAAATCATAACCTAACTCGTTCAAGTCAGCAAAGTCTAGTTGCAGCAGTTCATAATCCCAATCACTTTCCTGACTCTTATTATCCATTATGCGAAAAGCCTTGATTTGCCCTTCGGTTAAATCCTCTGCACTAACGCAAGGCACGGTACTCATGCCTAACTCCTTAGCAGCCATTAATCTTCCATGACCAGCCACGATTTCTTTAGAATTTAAGTTATTTAGTATTATTGGGTTGCGAAAGCCAAACTCAAGAATACTCTTCTTAATCCGTTCAACCTGCTCTGCAGGATGCTTCTTAGCATTACGCCCATACTTCTTAAGCATCCGCACAGGTAAGTGCTCAACTTGAAAATCAGGTATGGTTATGTTATTTGGAACTTCCATTATAGAATACACCCCTTTGTTATGTAATAACCTTTTTTATTCTTCTCGCTTAAACCCTTACAAAGTTTGGGTTTGGCGTTGTTAATGTTGCAGAGGTTGTCTATCGTGAGTTGTGGACAAGCCATCGGCACGATTATACGCCAACGCCTGTCTGGTGTTCTTTCAATTTTACACCCGTGCGCTTCGTAGTACTCTATTTGGTCTTTTGTAACGAATGGCTCGTTAAACACTAAGGTCTTGCAGCAACTCGCCTCGCACTTCTTCAGGTTTTTTGTGCAGTCCATCTTTCAGAACCTCAATCACTGTCTTCTTTAACAACGCCTGGAAAGCTTTGTTTGACACTAGTTCCTGTATGCTTATTCTTTGATTTTCCGCCATGTTCTTCCTCTCTGCTCCATTCGATTAGTTCTTGCCTGAACCGTTCCTCAATGGTCCAAGTGCTTCTGGCTCCATTAAGGATTACTCGTTTAAGTTCTGGTAATTGTTTTTCTTTAAATGGTAGTTTTATAGTCATTCTTTCACCTTCTCTAATTTTTCAGCTAATTGT